GTGCTTCGCGTTGCTGTTGCGGGCGTGCGCACTGACGGCGATCACCGCGGCGCGGGCCCGGTTCCTGCCGGTGTCGGAGACCGCGATGTAGCCTTCGTCGCCGAGCCTGCCGGTCGGGTCGCAGGCCTCCCGGATCCGGTCGGCTCGGATGAACAGCGCCAGCCGCACCGCGTCGCTGCGCGCGATCTCTCGCAGCGCCCGCCGGCTCAGCTGCACCTTGGCGCCGTTAGCCATCAGACACCGCCCTCCACCCGTTTCACGTTGACCACGACGCCCGGCTCGAACCCGAACGGCCCGTGGTTCCAGTCGCCGACCTCACCCTCGACGGTGTAGGTCTGCGAGCCGATGACGAACCTGTCCTGCGGCGACACCGCCAGGCCCTTCGGGATGAACACCTGCAGCCCGACGATGACCTGGCTGCCGCCCGGCTCGACCGAGTCCGTGCGCGGCCCGTAGCCGTCCACCCACACCTGGACCGGGTCGGCCCAAGCATCGGAGCTGTTGCCGTGGGCATCGACCGCGCCAGGCTGGTAGACGGCATGTCCGATGTAAGGCATCACACACACCGGTCGGCCGGGTCGGGCCAGGGCAGTGACGCCGGGAACGACCCGACCGGAGCGCCCCGGGTGCCGCCGTTGCGACGAGCCCAGTCGTGCAGCCGCTCCAGCTCCGAGCCGGTCAGATACACGCCCATCTCCTCGGCGTTGTAGTCCGCCGAGAACGGGCCCGACGCCTGCCGCCGGTACGCCTGCGGGTTGCGGTAGGCGCGCCCCGCGGCCGCCAGCGCGACCGTCTTCGCGGCTGTCGGCCACGGATCCTGGGCGCCGATCTCGTCGACGATCAGCCCCTGCGCCAGGTCGAGCAGCAGCTCCGCGCGATCCACGTCGACTTCCGTGGACGCCAACTTGAGGGAGAGCCCGAGCTCTTCCGAGGTTGCGATCTCATCCATCGGAGGGCCCTCCCTTCAAGCTCGGGTCAGCTGCCGTACTCGTCGCGCAGATCGTCTCTGGACAAGCCACCCTCGGACGGATCCTTCAGCTTGTCCGCGGACGCACCCTTGCTCTTGGCGTAGGTGGCCCACGCCTCGCGGGACGCGTTGCGGCCGGGCTCCTCCACGGCCGCGCCGCCAGCCCCGGCCGAGGCCTGTCCCTGGGTCTTCGCGCCCTTGACGTTCTCGACCATGCCGTCCTCGACCAGCTGCTCGACGTGTTCGGGGTCGGCGTTGTCCGGCAGCAGGCCACCGGCGTAGACGTGGTGCATCTGACCGGTGTTGTCGCGCACCACCACCAGCGGTGCCGTCACTCGGGCGCTCATCACGCGATCCCCGTGATCTTGCGCCCGGCCGCGGGCTCGACGACCACCGGCACGGTCACCCGGCGGCAGCGCAGCCGCCACTGGTCGGTGGCGTCTTCGCGGATCGTCTTGGCCTGCACGCCGACCCCGCCGGCGGACACGTAGCCCGGTCCGCCGAGGTCCTCGTCGGCCATGCCGCCGAGCTGGGTCGAGTCCACCACCAGGCCCACGCCTGAGGTGGGGATGTTCGGGGTGGCGAGCCACCGCATCCCCAGGATCACCGGGAAGTCGCCGGTCAGCGCCGGGTTGTCGGTGACGCTTTCGCGCGGGGTGTAGCCCGCGGCAACGAACTTCGTCATCGCGTAGCCCCAGGACAGGTCGTCCAGCACCACGGTGTCGGGGTCGTAGCCCTGGTTCAGCGCGATGATGTTCTGCTTCGCGAGCATCACGCCCTCGAGGATGTGCGCGGCGGTCGTCGACGACGCCGACCACACCCCGCCCGGGGTGGCCGCCGTGGCCGTGATCGCCGACGCGATCGCCGACAGCGCGACCGAGTCGACGTACTTGACGTTCTGGTTCACCAGCTTCAGCAGCGCCCGGTTCACCGGGTCCATCTTGCGGCGCTTGATCGACGCGTCGGTGACCAGGGTGTCCTGGCCCCAGTTGACGGTCTTCGCCAGCGACACGGTGCCGGTGCCGGGGTTGACCAGCGGGTACTCGCTGCCCGGCGCGACCGCGCGCGGGTTCTCGTCGGAGAAGATCGGCTCGCCGGTCTCGTACTGGACCGCGCCGCCTTCCACGCTGTACCGGCCGACGAGCAGCGCGTCGGCGATGTACCGCTGCTCGAGCAGGGTGCGCAGCCGCCGGGCCACCTGGGTCGGGTTGTTCAGGAACCGGCTGATCGTGACAGCGTCACCGCTGATCGTCGGTGCAGCCGGAGGGTATGCGTAGGCCATGACAGGGCTCCTTACCGAACCATCAGGACTTCGACGAGGGCAGTGTCGGCAGCCGTCGTCAGGGCGACGCCGACCTGCTGGCCGACCGTGCCGAGACCGGAGGCGACGGTGCCGGCCGCGCCGGAGATGACGCCCGCGCCGGCCGTGACGCCGCCCGAGGCGACGAGGCGCTGCACGCCGCCGCAGTGCACCAGCAACTTGTCACCGGAGGCGGCGTCGAACGCCGCGACACCGACCCATGCGGCCGTGGCCGCGCCGGCCGGGCCCACGGTGCCGTCGCCGGACACCGCGACCAGCTGGCCGGCGGTGATCGTGGCCGAGGCGGTGCAGGTGATCGACTCGCCCGGCTTGTACAGCGGAAGGTACTCGGCCATGATCAGGCACCCTTCTTCTCGTCGGGGAACAGCAGGTCGTAGTCGTCGTCGCCGGTCTCGGCGAGACCGCCCGTGTAGCCCTTGGTGTCGACCGGCACGAGGCCCTTGGCGAGGCCGGCGAGGGTGGCTTCGGCCCCCGGGTCTCGCTCGAGGGTGTTGAGCCAGTCCTGGCGGCGGGCGGGCGCGATGCGGCCGTCGTTGATGGCCGCGGCGACGAGCTGCTCGCGGTGCTCAGCCTGCTGCTGGTTCCGTGCCTCGCGGCCGGCCTGCGCGTCGCGGCGCAACGCGTTCAGCGTCTCCTCGTCCACGATCACAGTCCCCGGCGCGGCCTCCGGCTCGTCCTCCGGCTCGTCGTCGGTCGACTCCTCGTCGTCGGCGTCCGGATCATCACCGGCCGGAGGCGGCTCCGGCGGCGTCTCGCTGTTGTTCAGGGTCACGTCGAGCGTGGCGAGGATCTCCTCGTCACCGGCATCGGCGCTGAGGCCGAGCCGCTCACGCAGCCCCTTGATCAAGGTGTCCGACATGTCGGATCCTTCCTGGTTGTTGGGGGTATCCGGCTCGGCCGGAGTCCGGAACATCTCGGGCGCGGGCGCGTGCTCGCGACCCGCATAGGCGAACAGCGACAAGTTGAACCGGTTCTTCGACTTGTCGCCCGCCGTCTTGCCCGCATCGACCCGGTCGGCCAGACCGGCCGACACGGCCTCGCTGTCGGTGTACCAGGTCTCGGCCTGCATCGCCTTGCGCCACTGGTTCACCGTGCCGCCGGCCCGGTCGGCGTACATCGAGGCGATGTTGTCGCTGGAGCGGTTCAGGTCGTCGGCCATCTTCGTCATGTCTGCGGCGTTGCCGATGACCAGGCCCCACGCGTCGTGGATCATCAGCTCGGCGTTGCGTGACATCACGACCTCGTCGGCGGCCATCGCGAGGAACGACGCCGACGACGCCGCCAGCCCGTCGACGAAGGCGATGACCTTCGACTGGTGGCGGCGCACCGCGTTCGCCATCGTGATGCCCTCGAACACGTCGCCGCCGGGCGAGTTGATCCGCAGGTGGAGCTCATCGGTGTCCACCGCCTGCAGGTCCTCGACGAACTGCCTGGCGGACACCCCAGTGCCCCACCAGGGGTCCTCGCCGATCTCGTCGTACAGCAGGATCTCGGTCACCGACGGCCCGTCGTCGCCGGTCGAGGCGTTGCGGATCCGGTACTCGCCACGGCGATGCATGAGCGACATGGGACGGTTCACGGTGTGCCTCCATCCGGGGCAGGTGGGGTGGGTGGCGGCGTGTCCTTCGGCGGTAGGCCGTACTGCTGCCGGACCGCCTCCTCGAGGCTGCGGTCGGGGAACACCACGCCCGCGTCGATCAGGAACTTGATGGCCTGCGCGGTCGCCATCTGCTGCGACCCGATCTCGTCGAACACGATCCGCGGCGCCGGCTCAGGGTTGTCCGGCGTGCCCCAGTTCCAGTCGACGATGTCTTCCACCACGTGCTGGGTGGCGACGTCGGCGATCTGCTGCGCCAACGCCTGCAGGCTGAGGGTGAAGAAGTCCGCGAACGTGGACCCCAGCGCCCACGATCCGGTCTGGGTGCCGAGGTTCAGGAAGTGCGCCAGCACCGCGCGGGCGATCTGCTCGTCGTGGTACCGGACCACCGGCAACGCGTCCGGCAGTTCCCCCTCCACGCCCATCAGCCGCAGCTTGGCGCCGTTCGGCGTCGCCGCGCCCGCGTCCTCACCGGAGCGGACCTCGCGCGCCATCGCCAGCCCGGCGCTCAGGTCTTTCTCACCCTCGGCACCCTCGTACACCGGGATGCCCAGCCCGTTGCGTTCGATTGTGCCGGTCTGCACCCGCAGCAGCCGGTCCTTCAGCAGCCAGTTCTTGTACGCCGGCCGCAGCAGCGACATGCCAGCCCAGTTGCCGCCCTCACGCTCGTATACGTAGCCCACCAGGCGAGAGATCTCGATCGTCACCGGCCCTGAGGTGTCCAGGTGGCCGTGCTGCTCGATCGACTCCAGGCCGCCGTCGGCTGCGACGTTGAATGCCGCGATCGTGCGCGCCGGCCGGTGCTCGAGCTTCTGCAGCCGGGCTCGGCCCTGGCTGTCGATGCGGGCCTTCTGCTCGAAGAACGAGTGCCCGAACGGTAGCATCAGCAGTGCCAGCCGCAGGTGCTCCCACCACGAGAACCGGTCCCTCGTCCGGCCCCGCGGCTTCGGGTCCTGGCCCTTGATCGGCAGGTTCAGATCCTCCGACACCAGCTGCACGACCTCGTCGCGGGCCCCGTTCGGGTCGATCCACCAGTTCGTCCGCTGCACCGGCAGCACCACCGCCCGCAGCACCGACCGGACCTGCGAGTCCTGCCGGCGCATCGCGTCGTAGATCGGGATCGACGCCGGCCACCGCAGCTCCGGCGTCTGCTCGTTCTCGGTGTCCGGCGGCGCCCACCAGTTCCTGGTCTCGGCCTGGTAGCCCTTCGCGGTGACCGGAGGCGGCACAACTTTCTCGGGCACAAGCCCACCTCCGTCCTGGGGTTGTTGGTGTTAGAACCGGGTCGAGTACAGCGAGCTGGTCGAGCTCGAGTTGCCTTTGGACAGCACCAGCGGCGCAGCAGGCGGCGGCACCTCTTCCTCGGCGGCCGCGTTGTCCATCAACTCACCGTGCGCGTTCACCGCCGCCGACCAGCCGTCGATCTTCTCGGCGGCCTTGGACTTGTCCGGCTTCACGTTCCCGGCCGGGTCCATCGCGACCGTCAGGTTGTCGGTCATCCACACCATCACCGGGTTACCGCCGTGCCGGTACTTGGTTGCCAGCAGCAACCGCTGGATGTCCTTCAACGGGGCACTGGTCGATGCGTACCCCTGACCCCGGGGCACGCATTCGAGGCCGTCGTCACCCAGCCTGGTCACCAGCGGGTTCGCGCCCCACCGGTCGAACCCGATCGACCGCACCTGGAACACCCCCGCATCGGCGACGATCTGGCCGTAGATGAAGTCCAGGTCGATCACGTTGCCCGGCGTCGTGCGCAGGAACCCCTCGCGGACCCAGACATCGGCCGCCCCCGCAGTCCGCAGCGACAGGTTGCCCAGCCGCGCCTCCGGCAGCCAGAACCGCCACAGCACATCGACGCCGCCAGCGTCGGCCGGGAACTCCCAGCACAGCGCGGTGATGTCCTCCACCGACGACAAGTCCAGGCCACCGAACGCCAACCGGTCCCGCAACTGGTCCTCGACCACCATCCCGGCCGACGCGTTCCAGGTCTGCAGCGTGATGTAGCGGGTGGTCTGCTTCGTGCGGATCCCCAGGTGCAGCCGAAGGAACTTCGCCAGCTCGGCCGGCGAGTCCTGCGCCTTCGCCGCCTCCTTCGCCAAATACGACGCGGTCGGCGAGATCCCGTAGCCGGGGTTCGCCTTCCGCAACGTCTCCTCCGCGAACGGGTCATCGCCGGAGTCGGCACACCACACCACGCCGTAGGTCGTCGGATCCTTCAGCACCCGCCGCGCCAGCTTCTCCACCCGGTCCCGCTTCCGGGCATACACCGTGCCCGGCCTCCCGTCGTCCGCGGTCGTGATGCACGCGATCAGCGGCTGATCCCGCGACCCGGTGCTGGTCTCGATCACGTCGACCATCTCCGGCGTCTTGTGCACGTGCAACTCGTCGATCACGCCGCAGTGAATGTTCGCGCCGTGCTGCGCATCCGCCACCGAGGAGATCGCCTGAAAATACGACCCCGACGCCGGGTGCACGATCTTGTGCGCATACGCCCTCACATGCCCCTTCAGCGCCGGCGCCCGCTCGCACAGCGTCCGCACCGGCGCGAACACGAACCCCGCCTGGTCCTTCGTCGTCGCCGCCGCGATCACCTCGGCGCCGTGCTCCCCGTCAGCCGCAGTCATGTAGATCCCGATCCCGCCCAGCATCGTGGACTTGCCGTTCTTCCGAGGCAGATCCACATACAGCTCACGGATGATCCGGACCCAACGGCCAGCGTCCTTGTCGAACCGGACCCAGCCGAACACCGGCGCCAGGATGTACGCCACCTGCCACGGATCCGGCCGCAGCGGCCGCCCCGCCCACTTGCCCTTCGTGTGCCGCAGCAAACCGAACGCCCGCAGCACCCGATCCACCCGCTCCGGGTCGAACCTCGCACCACGCACAGTCCGCGGCTCCGGCGTCTTCCACCGCGGCGGACAGTCCGGCAGCGGGATCCCCCGCGACTCGCAGTACCAGGCGACCTCAGGCGAGATCTTCAACCGGCGCAGCTCGGCCGCCGACGGGCCGTTCCCGCCGTCAGCTGGCGAAGGGGTTCGTGTCCTCCTCGCCATCGCCGCCTCCACTCGTCGCGATCCGCATCTCGGCAGCCGGCGTCAGGCCGAACTCGGCACACCAGGCACGGATCGCCGCCTGCGCGTTGCGCTGGACGCCGACCGCCGGATTCGCGGTGTACCAGGTCGACTCGCTGCCATCCTTGCGAATCGAGTGGTTCTCAACCGTGAGGCCGTTCTCGTGGACATCCTTCGTTGCGACGACGAAGAGCTCGACCATCTCGCAGTACGACGCGAGCGCGGCGGCATCGATCTGCTTCAGCAACTCGAGCCGGGCCAACTCCGGGATGACGCGGTCCCACTCCTCGCGGGCGAGTTCACCCAGCCACGGGGGTGCGTCCGGAGGAATCCGCTTAAAGGCCGGCGGCTTCTTGACCTCGCGGCCACCGGAGTCCTTGCCGTTGCCGCGACCCTCAACCAGCTTCAGCGCAGCAGGCTTCGACTTCCGTCCAGCGTTCGCGGCCATCAAGCCCCCAATCACCTCATTCTGAGACCACGTGCGCGCGACTGCCGCGACGGTCTCCCAGCCCTGTAAGCGCTGGATTTTTCTTTGTCAGCTGTGCATCGAGTCCCCGGCCGTCCCGAACAGCGCGGCGACGTGCTCACGGTCACGATGCTCGTCACACAGCCGGAACATGTGCCAGCCGTCGATGTCAGCGCAGCGGTTGGTCAACGTCTCGCAGCCCTCGGCCATGCACGGGTTGTACGAGTCGACGGTCACGTCGAGGCGGAGTCGCTCATCGAGCAGGTAGCTGGTGTAGCACTCGCGTGCTTCGTCTGCTGTGACGTGCGGCTCATGGTCGCCGCAGTAACCGATGGCCCAGACCTTGCCGTCGTTCATGCGGGTGTACTTCCAGCCACCTGACTTCAGTTCGCGGGGCCGGTCGTAGTTCATCCCTGGCTCCGTTCGTTGAACCCACCGGGCTGTCGCTGTGCGGTCTGTCTGGAGTCGCACGAGGCGCACAGCCCGCGGCCGTACCTCGGATCGTCCGGGTCGAGGCCGAGGGCAACCAGCTCGCGGCGTCCCCGCGGATAGTGATCGGCGTGGGTCGACGGCGCTCGGTGACAGAGCACGCAGACCGGGTCGCGGTCCAGCACACCGATACGGAACTTGTCGCGGTGCCGGGCACCATAGCCGCGGCGGGCAGCGCTCAGCCGGTTATCTGCCGCGGCCTTGCACTGAGCGCACGTGCCGGTCCCGTCGTGCAGCCGCTTGCAGCGTGGGCAGCGGGACCGGGGCTTCATCGGCATCCGGCGATCCTCCCCGGTATCAGTGCTCGACCGTAGCCGCGTGCGGTGCTGCTGCCTCGCCGTTGTTCGGCTTCGGCTTGGCAGCCGTCGCATCGGGACTGACCGACTGGCACGAGCTGAGGACAAGCCGGGTGTCGAGCAGACCTTCAGCGCGCGGGGCATCAGGCGCTGAGTTCGTACACGTTGCCGGCCGACCCGGTCGCGCCGTTGTTGCCGTTGCCCTGCGGTGACCCACCTGCACCACCGGCTGCGCTGGCTGTGCCGCTGCCGGTCTTGCTGGCGTAGATCAGGACGACGGCACCGCCGCCGCCACCGCCGCCACCACCTGCACCTGCACCGGTGCCGGATCCGTTGCCGCCTGCGCCGCCTTGCGCGCGGATGGTGCCGTTCAGCGTCAGCGTCTGTGCAGCCAGCATGAGTATCCCGCCGCCGGATCCGCCGCCGCCGCCGGTGCTGGAGGACGCACCGTTGCCGCCGCCGCCACCTGCGCCGCCAATGAAACGGGCCGCAGTCACGGTGATCAGCAGGATGGCCTGGACCAGGCTGCGCGGCACGCCATTGGAGGCCGAGTTGCTGGCAGTGCCGCCGTTGCCGCCACCACCGGTACCGCCAGCCCCGGCTGCGTTGCCGCCCGCACCGCCGCTGCCGCCGATGGATGAACTGGGGCCACTACCGGGATTCCCCGTAATGCCAGCACCGCCCGCACCGCCTGCAGAGCTTTGACCGATGGTGCCTGCTGCCAGCCCGGTACCGCCTGCACCGTTGACGCCGTTGTTGCCGTCGCGGCGGACGGAGCATCCGCTGCCGATGTCGGCGGATTCGCGGCAGAAGACCCGATATCCAGCGGTGTCCAGAATGGTCGCGTTGGTCATGGCCAGGGTCGTGTAGTACACGTCCCTGGTGAGGGTGTAGGTGCTGCCGCTCTTGGTGGTGCCGGCGGGTGTGGCGGTGCCGTCGAAGGTCGCTGCGCCGTCGGATCCGTCGCCGAAGACAGCGACTAGGCCAAGGCCCGCTTCGCCTTGTGGACCGGTTGCCCCATCTGCTCCGTCCGCACCTGCTGTTCCGGTCTCTCCTTGCGGACCGGTTGCCCCGGTTGGGCCCTTGATGTTGCCGCGCAGCGTCCAGGCCGCGGCACCGGTCTTCTCGTACACGTCGCCGGTAGCGGTGTCCAGTGACCAGTCGCCGATGATGCCGGTGGCTCCTGCTGGTGCACCGGACCGGGCGAACCACTTCTCTCCTGGGTCACCGGCGGCACCGGTCGCACCGGTCTCACCGGTCGCACCGGTCGCACCGGTCGCACCGGGCTCACCCGGCTCACCTTGGGGACCCGGCACGGTGGAGTCGGCTCCCGCCGGCCCGGTCGGGCCGATCAGCGAAGTGCCAGTGCCCCACGCCCCCGCAGTCTTCGGACCGTAGATTTCCTCAGCTGACGTGTCGATGTAGAAGTCGCCGTTGGCACCGGTCCCAGCCGAGGGTGCACCGGTCCCGTGCAGGACGGTCCTGCCATCCGCGCCAGCCGGTC